CTACGTTGTCAGACACAATGGAACACAACCTTTGGAGGTGTAGTAGGATTAAAGTACGAGGTATTATTACTTGATGGAGGACTGTTTGACCTTTATCATGTGAATAACCGCAAAGAAATGCTAGAAGGTTTACAACTTATGGAAACAGTTGTTTTGAAAGAAATGAATAAGGAGAAAAAGTAGTGGCTCAAGTACATCCAGTTACCCTTAAATTACAAACGCAAGGTTTTGCTGGAATAAAAAATATAGGTCAAGATTTTAAAAAATTTAGCTCAACAGTTTCACTTACCAAACCAAAACTTGATAGGTTTATAAAAGGAATAACAGCAGTACATGGAAATACTAAATTAAGTAAAGTTGCATTTGAGGGTCAAATTGCTGCTTTAACAAAGCTAAGAAATAATGTTGGTATTGGCACTGTTGCATATACGAGGCTTGGAGTTGAACTTGATAAAGTAAGAGCAAAAATGAACGCTGTTACAGCAGCAGCCGTACCTCAAGGAGGAATGTTTGCAAGACTCAATGCAAGATTTCAAAATCTTGGGGTTGGAACAAGAGGCGCACTTGGAGCATTAGCTGGAACAGCAACAGCAGGGCTTGGTTCTACAGGTCAACTTGCTTTTGCTGGTGGGGCTGTTGGCGGTGCGCCCGGTGCGTTAGCTGGTGCTGCTATTGGTGCTACAGTTGATACTTTGAAAGGTGCTAGTGCTGCTGCAACATATTCAGCAGAAATTCAAAGATTAGAAATAGCCTTGAAAGGTGTAACAAAAACTGAGGCTGGATTTGCTAAAGCACAGAGCATTATTGCTGCTACATCAAAACGACTTAATGTACCTATTCGTGACGCAACAAAACAATTTACACAATTATCTGCTTCTGTGATTGGTGCTGGTGGTACTTTAGATGATGCAAAATTAGTATTTAATGGTGTTACTGAGGCAATAAAAGCAACTGGAGGTGGTGCAGAAGATGTACAATCTGCGATTCGAGCAATGTCGCAGATCTTTGGTAAAGGTAAGGTATCTGCGGAAGAACTACAAGGTCAGTTGGGTGAAAGACTAGCTGGTGCTGTTGTGAAATTTGCAGAGGCAAGTGGAAGAACTTTGCAAGACTTACAGAAAGATTTAAGAGATGGTACTGTTGGTTTGACTGATGTTATGAAATTTGTAACTAAATTAAGTAAAGATCATAAGACGGCTGCTGAAGCTATGGCAGCTTCTAGTGTTGAGGCTGGATTAAGGATGCAAGTTGCTATGCAAGAATTACAATGAAAGTTAGGAGATCTGCTTGTTCCTATTGGTGCTTTCTTTCAAAACGTAGTTACTATGGCTACTAATGCAACAATAGCAGTTCTTGATTTTCTTGGTTCTTTTGCAGACGAGGATGCTGGCAAATCGCCTTTAGAAAAAATGCAAGCAGATTTAGAAAGATTGAAAAAAGAATTAGAGTCTGGATTTAAACAGGTTGGAAGTGCTAATACAGGTGGTTTTCTTGGTGGTACTATTCCTGTAGGTCTTTCCGATGAAGAAAAGGCTGAATTAGAAAAAGATATTGCAGAATTAGAAGAAAAAATTGCAAAATTTAGTAAGAAAACAAAAAGTGCTTTTGGTAATGTCGGCAAAGACGCTGCTTTGCCTTTAAAACAATTTGCTAAAAGCGCATTTGATATAACTAGACAAACAGAACAAGCATTTGTAAATGCTTTTAAAGGAATGGAAGATGCTTTGGTTAAGTTTGTAACTACAGGTAAATTAAACTTTAGAGATCTTGCAAATTCTATTATTGCTGATTTAACAAGGATGCTTGTAAGATACGCTATTGTTAAACCCTTATTTAAAGCAATTTTTCCCAATATTGACATAACTGGTAGTGCAAAAGGTAATGTATTTGCTGAAAATAAAATTGTTCCTTATGCAAGAGGAGGCATAGTTTCAAGACCCACTATATTCCCAATGGCAGATGGTATGGGACTTATGGGGGAAGCCGGCCCAGAGGCAGTCATGCCATTGAAGAGAGGTAGAGGAGGAAGACTTGGAGTTGAAGCTTCTGGTGGAGTGGGTAATATTATTGTAAACGTAGACGCTTCTGGTAGTTCTGTACAAGGTGATTCTGCACAGTCAGAACAGTTTGGCAGGGCTTTAGCTGCTGCTATTCAATCAGAACTTATATCACAGCAAAGGCCGGGAGGTTTATTAAGTTAATGGCTACTTTTCCAAATATAGAACCTAGTTTTAGTGTTAAAAAAGATCAGTCGCCAGCGAGTAAAGTTGTAAGGTTTGCTGATGGATATGAACATCGCTTAATATTCGGCATACCAAACCATCAAAATCCAAGGCAATATAGTTTGAAATGGGAAAACATTACTGAAGAAGAAGCTGACACTATTGATTATTTTTTGCAAGAAAGAGCTTTTGATAAGGCAAGTTTTGATTATGCACCACCAAGAGAATCTTTTACTAAAACTGGAACCTATGCACAAAGCAGTACAACAATAACTATTACAATTACAAACCATAGATTATTTGCAGGGGATTCTATTGTTATAGATTTCACCTCTGGGTCTTCTGCTGATGGTACTTATATAGTTTCTTCTGTTACTAATGCAAATGTTTTTGTGGTTACAGCAGCTAGTGGCGCAACAACAAGTGGAAACGTATCAATCACTAAAACTGGTACAAGCAAATTTGTTTGTGAAAAATGGACAAAAACTATTAATTTACCTACTCTTGCGAATATTAATGCAACATTTAGAGAGGTATTTGAACCAGCATGAGTACTGATCCTGTTTTTAGTGATATACAAAAAGTAAATCCTTCAGCAATTATTGAATTGTTTACGCTGACGCTAGATAATGCTTTGCATGGTGCTGCTACTGTTTATAGATTTCATGCTGGTACAAATCTTAATGCAAATGGAAAAATTGTATGGGCTGGTAATGAATATTTAAGATTTCCTGTACAGGCAACAGGCTTTGCTTATCAACGTGGACAATTACCTCGCCCTTCATTAACTGTAAGCAATATGGGTTCGCCTTCTATTTCAGCAATATTGTTAACTGTAAATCAAACTACTGCTGGTAATGATCTTACAGGCGCAAAGGTTGTAAGGATAAGAACAATGGCAAGATTTTTAGATGCAGCTAATTTTTCTGGAGCAACAAATCCATTTGGTACTCCTGATCCTACGGCAGAGTTTCCACAAGAAATATATTATATAGATCGTAAGAAAGCAGAAAATAGAGAAGTTGTATCATGGGAACTCGCAGCAGTTTTTGACTTAGCTGGTATAAGATCTCCGAAGCGACAATGCACTAGATCTTTATTTCCTTCTATCGGTACGTTTAATCAATGAATTGGAAAGATGCTGCATTGGTTCATGCGAAAGACCAAGACCCAAAAGAAGCAGTTGGTCTTTTGTTAAATGTAAAAGGCAAAGAACGATATTTTCCATGCCAAAATTTAGCAATAACAAATCATCAAGAGTTTATTTTAAATCCAGAAGATTATATAAAAGCAGATAATTTAGGTGAAATTATTGGTATTTTTCATAGCCACCCCATAACACCTCCAACCCCAAGTCAAGCAGATCGAATAAGTTGTGAGCATAGTAACTTGCCTTGGTATATTGTTAACCCAAAAACAGAACAATGGGCTGAGTTAAAACCAGAAGGATATAAACCAGAGTTATGTGGAAGACCTTGGGTGTGGGGTGTAACTGATTGTTGGTCTTTAGTTCGTGATTGGTATAAACAAGAAAAAAAAATAGATCTTGTTGATTATGAAAGATCTATAACTCCAGAAGAATTTTTAAAAAATCCATTATTTGAAAAATATGCAGAAGACACAGGATTTAGAGAACTTGCTAACAACGAGCCACCAGAAGTAGGAGATGTGTTATTAATGTCAATAATGCACCCAACTTTAAATCATGTAGCTATTTTTCTTGGTGATATGGTTTTACATCATTTAGCCGATAGACTATCTTGTAAAGAGCCATATTCTGAATGGCTGCTTAAATGTACTGGAAAGAGGTATCGCTATGCTTCGGAAAGTTAAAATGTATGGAGAACTTGCAGAGTTTGTAGGTTATAAAGAATTAGAAGCGGTTGTAAAAAATCCAGCAGAAGCAATAAGATTTCTTGTAACTAATTTTCCAAAATTAGAAGCATACATGGCAAATAAATATTATCAAGTATTAGTAGGTAAGGATGATGTAGATAAAGAAGACTTGCACAATCCTATAGGTCAAGATGATATACATATTGTTCCTGTTATTACTGGTGCTGGTGGTAATAGCCCTTTTGGAAAGATTTTTCTTGGTGTGGCTTTAATAGGAGCAAGTTTTTTGTTTCCCGGTGCTGGAATGTTTGGATATTCTGGTTTGTTTGGTGCTGGTACTGCTGCAACAACTGGAGTTGCTGGAG